GTTCGGCCTGACGAACACTTGGTACTTGTACTTGTTCGGCTTTCCGTATGAGATGCCTTTCTCGGTAAAGTCGGCTGTGAATATGTAGTGGCTGTCCATCCACAGCAGGCTGTTCAGGTATTCGGTCCCAGACGTCACAAACATATGCCTGGCCCTTATCGAGTTTTTCTCAAAGTTGCTGCTTTCATGCGTAGGCTCGAACTTCCCCTTCATTGTCATCGATATGACGTCGCAGGACTTTTCGTTGGGCGAGCCGTAGTAGAGGGTCCCTACGTTTTCAATTTCTTCCTTGTGCTCATTGGTCAATACCTTGCTGTTCATTTAATGGTTAATAGAATCTTTATTCACGCGCACGTATGCGCACACAGAATATACAACAATTTTTTGACAAAATAAAAAATCCACCTAAAAAAGTGGATTTTTCATGTCTCAGCAGGAAAGCTGAGCGGGGCCGTTTCAGTTATATAACCTAGTCTTCAAGTTCGTTCGTCATTTCGATAAACTCCGCGATGTCTGTCAGGGCCGTCTTCTTGTCGAATGTCTTGCCGCTGATACTTTCCAGGATTGACTTCCAAGAATCGCTATCCTCGCCTTTGTCGATTTCCCTTTGCACCAGCTCTATCGCCCTGGCCTGGTTCTCGGCAAACAGTCTCTTGGCTTTGTTCTCGTTTGTTGTAACATCGCGTATGAGTTTGATTTCGTCCTCATTGAGCTCGTTCTTGTGTTTCCTGACAAGCTCGTCTGTCTTATTTTCATACAACCCGTCCAGGTCTGGATTTTCGCCCTTGACGAAGTTGTTGTCGTTCACATGTTCGCAAAGTGTTTTCTGGATTTTTGAGTATTTGCCCAGGTTCGAGTAGTGCTTCTCGTTGACGATGAGGTACTCGATAGCCTCGAAAAGCTCGGTTTCCTCGTCGGTCAGAGTCACATTCTCGTCCAACTTACATTCCCTGATTACACTGATGAGCTTGTCGTTGTTCTCTTTCAGTGTCTCTGGTGAATAATGCTTGATGAGCGATATTGATTCGTTTACATATTTGTCAGTGTCCTCGACATCCGTCGGGTTTGTGAAAGCGTTGTAGACGGAAAACTCATCCATCAAGACTTTGTTCTCTTTTATGGTGTTCAATATTTTGGACAATTGCCTCTTACCTGTTTTGTTCTTAAGAAGTTCCTTGGTGTTGTTCTCAAATACCTTGTAGATAACACCAAAGTTACGATTCCCACCGTATACCATAGAAAGCTTGCCGTCCTCGGTTTCGAGGAGCTGGCTGGCCTCCCCCAAATATTTGCCAGCTTTCTGGTATTTTTCATATGCAGCTTGCAGGTCGTTGTTTTCATAGAGAGAAATAGCCTCAGTCAGCAACTTAACTCCCACTGATGTGTATGTTCCGATTTCGTTAGTCATATCCAATAGTTTTTATATAAATATCATTAGTCGTTAATTGTGGTCTTTTCCGATGAAATTTTCGTCTGGAGCCCCTTGGTTATAGAGTCAAGCTCCTCATTCACGAAGAAAGCCTTGTCGAGTAGCGGTACGCTCACCTGGTCGTCTTTCGTGTATTTGTCTTTCTTTCTTCTTTCGGCCAGCAGGTCCTGGTAGTGTTTGACCTTGGCCATGTGTTCGCCAAGGACGGCCTTTTTGTCATTGAGTGTCTTGGCCAGCAGCCTGTCCATGAAGCTTTCGGCAAGGGTGCCTCCCCCGTTAGCGTCACCGCCGCCTTCCATGGCCGCAGCGTCGCCCATGTCCATGCTTCCGTCGGCACCGCCCATGTCTCCGCCAGCGTCGTCTCCTCCACCCATGTCACCAGGGGCGCCAGGCATTCCGCCGCCAGCGTCTCCACCGCCTTCCTGGTCTCCACCCCCGCCACCGCCGCTGTTCGGGTTGTTCATGGCCTCAATGTCCCCGTAAAGGTTGTCGACCTTGTCAAACAGGCCAGTCTTCTTGATAATCTGGGCAGTTCCTTCAAGTTCGGCTGCCAACGCCTTTTCAAGACGGAGCTCTTCCAGGTTGTCGGCAATCTGCTCGTCACTCCATCCCAGGATTTCCTTGCAAGCCCTCGTCACGGACATAATCGGAAGTCCGCCGCCTGGGTCCGCGACTGCGCTCTTGGCCATCTCTATCTTCTTCGACATGTTGTCGATTTCCATCAGCTCGGCCTGCGAGGACGGGTTGTTCATCGACAGGGTGAAGTTTGTGAGCTCGTCTTCGAAACCGAGGAGGTACAAGTGGATTATGCACACTTTGTTGAGCTCCATGAGTATCATCTGCTGGACCCTGTTCACGGTCCTGGTGAAACGCACATCCAGCATCGACAGGTTTTTCCCGTCGCCAGTGTTCTCCTCGAAGTTGAGGAACGACTTAGGCACCCTGAGGGCCGTGCAGAGCTTGTTCTGGACGAACTTTATGTCGTCCATAGCCGTCATGTTCTGGCCAGCCGCCAGCGTCTCGATTGGGTTTGGTTCGGACGGGTCACGGACGGGTATGAAAAAATCATCCATCTGTGACATTACGTTCCTTCTCAGGTCAAGCTGACCAGTGAGCGGGTCTATGATAGGGGTTCTCTTGAACTCGTTCGCAACCTGGTCCATATAGGCTGGAACATCCTCTTCGTCAATGGCACCGACGTTTACTTTGAACACGCGGCGCTCGACAGACCTTTCGAGGCGGTACATGAGCATCATGTCCTCCATAATGGACAGCATACGCCAGTGTCTCCTGGCCTTGTTCAGGGCCGACACTCCGTAAGGCAAGTACAATGAATCGTACAGCAGCCTGAAATGTGCAATCTGCCAGTTCCTGTACGGGATATACTCGTTCTTTCCATACCACACGAACTTCGTCGAATCCTCCTTGTCAACATCTATGTTCTGCAATGTTGTGAAACCTGCGCTGTACGGGTTGTCCATACCATTCTCGAAACGCATAATCTCATACACTGGCAGCTGTTTCCAGCCGACGATGCCGTTGCCTTCGGTGACATTGAGAAGCATGAAAGTGTTTCCATACTTTACAGTGCTCCTCATAATCATTGGCACGACAGTGTTCGCCGACAGCCTGTTGTACAGCAGGTCTTCGAGTACGGACTTGATACGCTCCGACTTGGACGCGACGTTAATCATCTGGGCGTTGGGCTTAACATACGTGCCTTCCTCCATGTAGATATCAAGCGCGGCCCCGATTTCAGGGAAAAGGTCCATCATGTCGGCCTCGCGGTACATCATCTGCACTTCTGTCTGGTTTGTCAGTGCATTGTTCGATACTTCATATTGTGCACGTTTCCACTGTTTTGCCAGAAGCCTTTGCTGCTTAAGCTGCGCCAGTTTGTGTGTGTATTCCTCTTTCGAGTTGGTTGCGAATATTACGTCGTTGGCACCGAGCCCGCTGTAGTTGTTCACACGCCTGGTGTAGTTGGCTGACGTGGCTCCGCTCACACCGCTGCTGAAAACCTTGTTTAATCTTTGGAATATAGTTGCCATTGTATTCTTTTTCTACTAATATAATTAGACTGCGGGCAATAAACAAAACTATCTGCGCTTGAAACCGCACAGCAGCAAAGTGGCGTTCAGTTTTTTGTCCCTGACCCTTTTATTGCTGGCTGATGTGTAGAACGGCATCGGCCTGGTGTTGGAAATCGGTTCGCCATAGTCGTATGTCTGGGACTTGTTGTTGCGTCCCATGTTGTTCACCCTGAACGAAATCAGGATTGTCTTTGACATTGCCTTGTCCTTGTCGTTCTTGATGACATAGAACTGGATGACGAACATGCACATGGCCAGACATGTCAGACTGTCGTCATGGCACCCGTCCATATGGTCTGGCCTCTGGTTCTTCCAAATCCAGGTCTCCATTTCACCGATAACCCTGACACTCCTAATCCTGAGACTGTTCTCTTTCAATGATGTGACGAAGTTTCCAATCATCTGCACACGGACCGCGTTGGTTCTGAAACCAGGCAGTTTGTCGCCTTCTTTTATACCGAATTTAGAGTATGCCTTCTGCACGGTGTAGGTTTTCAACCCTGGGTCGTCCATGTAGATGTTCTTGTATTTCTTTGCCATGAGGGTAAGGATGACAGCGTCACCGTAGCCGCCGATACACTCGACAACCACCAGGGCGTTGTTGTATGCCGTCGCGTAGTGGAAGACCATCTCGCCAATCTCGTCGCCAGTCCTCTTGCCGTAGTATTCCAGCACCTGGTTGAAATACGGGGTGCCGTTCTCGTCGACAGCGTCGATATCAATCATCTCGATTGCGGTCCTGTCCTCGGCGGAGCCAGAGGAGGCGTCTATGGCGCACACGTATCTGTGGCCAGGAATCGGGTCCTCCCATATCCAGGTTTCAGGCACATAGGGGTCTTTCAGCCTCCAGTTGTCGTCCGAAACCTCACGTATCACGTTCTGTAACAGATGCTGTTCGATAACCTCTGGTGGTATCACGTTGTCCGAAGAGCCGAGGAACGAGACATCAAGTTCCTGTGCGATTTTCTGCTCGTCCATGTTGAACGACTTGCACATCTCGATATACCACGGGCTTTCTGGCTTCCATCCTTCCCTTTCGAGCTTGCGCCATCTCTCCTCGTTGTACTCGATTTCCCCTCGCGGGCCCACTACTGGGTCTATGTCCCATTCGATTTCTCCAGTCTCAGGGTCCTTCCTCCACCATTTGAGGTTGCGCTGATATCGCAGGTCCTGATACCACTTGAACTCGATTGGCGTGTAGTTGTTGATGCCTTTCAGGGCGTTGGAATATGTCCTGTAGTACAACTGGTCCTTGCCGTTAGGGGTCGACACCATGACAATCTTTGCGTCCCTCACGGATGAGGTTGCTGCGACTGCCTGGGCATACACGGAGATACCGTTCTGGATGAATGCAGCCTCGTCAAATATCAGTATAGAGACAGCCGACACACCACGGGCCGCGTTCTCGCCAGACGAACGGGCGTAAATCTTGCATCCGTTGAACAGCTCGATTTTGTCCTTATTCTTGGTCTTGTATATAGACTTGGAGTTCTTGGAACTGTTGGGGTCTGGCGAATAGTAGTCGCTGCCCCACATCCACCTGGGCACCTGGTCCAGGAAATTGGCCATCTTTTCAAGCAACTGCTGCGATATATCCAACTTGTTGCCTATGCACAGGATTGTCTCTGGAGCGTCCTTCGGGGCGAACACACACTGTCCAGTGGCCCATCCAGCCGTAACAGTAGTGATACCAGCCTGACGGTGTTTGATAGCGATTGTATTACTGTTGTCCCTGAGGCTTTTCAGGAATTCATATTGTCTCGGGAAAACTTTGAAAGGCACATCCTTTCTTTCGTCGGCATTGAAAGTCGATAGATAATTCTCAATAAAATAACGTCTTGTTTTGTCGCGATAACATTTGGCGTATTCTTCAGCGAAATTTATAGCCATGATAATGGTTTTTGTATTTATTCGATATCCAACGACCGTTCCAATAGTTCGTCTGGAGTAAAGCAATCTTCGCTAAGAATCTTCAATTCGTCTGAACTGTATTCGGAATTGTCGTTTATAGGATATTTTTCATTATTAACTTGGACAAAGTTGTTGAAGTCGTCAACCTCTTTGTTGTATTCGATTGTATCGGCAAGTTCCTTGGTCATCTCAAGGCCCTTATTCGTTCTTTTGAAAGCATTTTGCAAGTACATATTGAACACCTCAGGTTTTAATCTGGAAATCTCCATAATCACAAAGTTCGCCCCTACCTCGGTCATATCGTAGCCGCATTCAGACAGCTCGTCGGCAAGTATACCCCACAACGGAACACCGAGGCGCATGTCCCAGTTCTCGGCCAGTCGGTAGTCGGCCTTGGCCATCACATATTCGGCCCTCTCCTTGTCGGTCGGCAGACCGTGTAGCGAGGCAACCTCAAGCAGACCGTGTATGACGTATTCGAACAGCACTGGGAATATGGTTCCCTCGGCATCCACGACAATCCTCTCGTTTTCGTCGCCGATATTGACGTCCACTTTCCCGCTGTTGGTCCTCAAAACTGACTTGATTGTGTCTTTCTGGTTAAACAGAAGTATGTTGTTGTATTTGATAATCTCCTGATACAAATCTACAAGCCGAGGGTCAAGTTTGTATATCTCCTGGACATACATCTCGATATTTGTCGCATAATAGATTGAGGCGCCGCATATGAGGGCGTCAACCATCCTTCTCTTATACACCTCGTCGGACATCCGCTTCATGTCATCTATGTCGTCGAACGTGAAGCCTGACACTGGCTCAGGTGTCATCCTGTACTTGGACATGTCACAGGAAGTGACTAATTTTCCACGTATTGTGATGGTATCCTCAGGTATTTTGAATATTTTGGCGCACAGGTTGGAACACAGGCTTTCGAGAGCTTCCTTTATCGGTTCCTCCAGCTTGGTGCATTCAGTGACCAACTCCTTAAGCTTGCGCGCAACCTTGGTGACATCCTCACAGGTCATGTCACCCATCACCTCGCCGTAGCGTTTCCTGACAATATATCCGACAAAACTTTCCTCTTCATCTGGAGGCAGTGCTGGATGTGTACCAAGAGAAGTAGTGTTCTTCTCTATTGCGTCTTCAAGGAATTTAGGCAGCATGGCTCACAAGGTTTATTCGCTTATAATGCCATACTGAATATGAGCTTCATGGCGCCTTGCAGGTTGTTCAGTACAGGGGTCAAATCGTAACACCTGACCTTGTCTTCACCAACATATTCTTCCAGGAACTGATAAGCTACTTCAATCCTCAGTTTAAGTTGAGCAAGTTTTGATTTCTCGTCTCCGTCAGCCATCGGGTTACCAGCCACCTCATTCAGCCTTTTTTTTGAACCCAGAAAGAACTCGTTTAGGCTTACGACCTTCGAGCCTTTTTTCAGGTTCTTGGTCCTCATTTCGTTCAGTTGTTTGAACGTGATAACATTCTCGTTAGTGCTGGACTTTTTCGCCGCCACGTCAAAACCGTCGGCGGTCTTTGCGGACATGGCCACGTCACCCTTGTTGATTGCGTTGTTCAGGTCTGGGCTCGCAGAAGCCTTCTGGGCGACTTTTTTGATAGTGTCCATAGGATTGGCGGTACTAGACTTTCCGTCAACGTCGCTGTCACTTATTTTAAGCATTTCGCTCATGAGAGCTTTTGCCTGGTCTTCGGTTATCTTGATTTTTGACATATTGGTAAGATTTTATATAATATAAATATATAGCGCATAAACAAAAAAAAAACATCCGTCCGATATGGACGGATGTCTAATTTTATGACGGCTGCCGATTATTGTACAGTCTTAGTTTTTATTGATTGGCGCCGTGAAAGGCTTTCTGGTAAAACTGTTTCTTTGTCCAAGCTGTTCAATTTCACCCTTTGGAGCCTCTTTTTTCAGGTCGTTTTTCCTTTTGAAGAACTCTTCAAACACCTTGTTGAAACGTTCCTGCAACGGGGCTTGCTCAGCCGTTGGGTTGGCCCCGCCGCCCATCGGGTCGGCTCCTGCCATTCCGCCAGCGTTCGGGTCGGCTCCTGGCGTTGTGCCAGTGTTCTGGTCGGCGGTATCGTCCATGTTTGCATCTCCGCCGTTATCTCCGTCAGAACC